CAGCGGTGACCCGGTACTGCGCGAGCAGGTCCTCAACGCGGTGATCGCTCCGACCGAGAGAGGCGGCTGGAGGATCTCCAAGCGCAAGTCGCTCGAGCGCATCGACTCCGCAGTTGCCCTGGCCATGATGGCTGACCGAGCGGTTACGCTGCGCAATGTCCCACCGCCTGAGCGAGGGATCACTCTCTACTAGTCCCAACGTTGGGAGACCTCCCGTGGCCGACCCAAATCTCTCACCGGCGCTCTGGCAGCAGTTCATGCTCAAGAAGCTGCAGGCCCAGAACGAGGCGGTCCGGGCCCCCACGGACTACTACAACGGCCTGCACAAGCTGGCCTTCGCCACAGCGAAGTTCAAGGAGGCCTTCTCGCGGTACTTCCCGCCGATGGCCAACAACTGGATGAAGCTCGTGGTCGACACGCCCGTCAGCCGGCTCGGCGTCGAGGGGTTCCGCTTCGACCCTGACCCCTCCAAGCCCGGATGGGACCAGGAGGCCGACCATGAGGCATGGCGGATGTGGCAGGCCAACAACCTCGACGCCACATCGCAGATGGTCCACACAGAGGCGATCAAGTGCGGCGTCTGCAATGTGCTGGTCACCCCCCAGGCCAACGGCGACCAGCCGCTGATCACCGCCGAGCACCCCGCCCAGAGCTACGTCCACTGCTCCTACTCCAACCGCCGTCAGCGCTTGGCCGCGATCAAGGCCTGGATCGACGAGATCGACGAGTACGGCTACTGCTACCTCTACCTGCCCGGCAGCGTGCATCGCTGGCGCTCGGCCAACAAGGCCAAGGGCCACAACGTCTTCGAACTGCAGTGGACCGGTCTGCGCGACGACGACCCGGTGATCAACAACCCGATCGGCGTCGTCCCGATGGTCCCGATCGAGAACGCCCCCGACCTGATCTGGGGCGGCAGGTCAGACCTCGAGGCGGCGATCCCGATTCAAGACGCCGTGAACAAGTTCTGCCTGGACATGCAGGTCTCCTCGGAGTTCCACGCCTTCCCTCAGCGCTGGGCTAGCGGCTGGGAGGTGGCCCGTAACCCCGATGGCACGCCGATCGCCGGGGACAAGCTCGACGTCAAGATGGGCCAGACCCGGCTGGTCCGGGCGGCGTCGCCCGACACGAAGTTCGGCAGCTTCGAGGTCGGCGAGGCCGCGAACTACATCCACCCGGTCGAGATGTACATCGACCACCTCGCCGCCATCACCCAGACACCGGCGTACTACCTCAAGGGCAAGATGGCCAACCTCTCAGCCGACGCCCTACGTGCCGCCGACGCCGGCCTCGTGGACCGCTGCCAGCACAAGATCCTGAGCTTCAGCGACGGCTGGGAAGACGTGATGCGGGTCTCCTTCCTGGCCAAGGGCGACGAGAAGCGCGGCGCTGCCGAGTCGATCGAGACGATCTGGAAGAACCCCGAGACCATCTCGCTGGCCCAGACCGTCGACGCCGCCGTGAAGATGCGCCAGAACCTCTCCGCCCCTGTCGAGATGTGCTGGGAGATGATGGGGTGGAGCCAGCAGCAGATCCTCCAGGCCAAGCAGATGATGGGTCTGCCCGAGTCCCCCGCCGAGGCCAACAAGGCGCTGCGCGACCAGGCGCTGCAGGACGCTCAGGCACAGCAGGAGATGCGTTTCGCGGGCCGGCCGAACCAGCCGCCGCCCAAGAAGAGCGCGGGCGGCGTTGTCCTTCCGCGCTAAATCGAGGTAAGCTCGGCCACGGATGCCGGACGAGACGCCCATCCAGGACGACAACTTCCTTGCCGATGCCCTGCGCGACCGGCAGGGAGGAGGACAGGAGCCTCCACCCGAGCAGGAACCTCAGCAGGACTCTCCGGGCCAGGCGCCCGACTCCACTCCCGCCCAGCCGGCGGCGAGTACTCCTTGGGGAGACGACTTCAACGCCGAGCGGGCGTGGTCGACGATCCAGACCCTGCGCAACGAGAACCGCGAGCTGAAGAGCCAGCAGCAGCGGACCACGCGGGAAGGCCTCACTGAGAAGCAGCGCATCCAGCAGCTGGAAGACCAGCTTCAGCAGATGCGCTTCGACAAGCTGCGTTCCGATGTCGCGGTGGCCAAGGGGCTACCGGCCAACGCAGTGCGCTTCCTCGACGGACGAGACCAAGAGGAGATGGAGCGAAACGCCGATGAGCTGCTCTCCATGATCGGAGGCGGTCAGACCACATCGTCTGCCGCGCCCGATTTTGGCGCTGGAGCTCGTCGGGCCGGCACCAACGGTGTCAGCGAGGAGGACTTCTCCTCGATGATCCGCCGTTCCGCCGGGCGCCCGGTCTAACACCTCCCGGAGGGAGCCATGCCGTACAACACGTTGGTCCAGCGCTCCGATGTGAGCGTCTTCATCCCTCAGCGGGTCAGCAACGCGATGCTGACCTCCCTGTCGGATCAGTCGGCGGCGCTTCGGTACGGCACACGCATCCCGATGCCGGCCGGGGCGACGACCTTCCCCGTTCTGTCGGCGCTTCCGGTGGCCTACTGGGTCACGGGCGACACGGGCCTCAAGCAGACCACGACGGCGGCCTGGTCGAGCAAGACGATCTCCGTTGACGAGCTCGCCGTCATCGTGCCTGTCCCGGAGAACGTGCTCGACGACGTCGACTTCGACATCTGGGGTGCCCTGCGTCCGCTGATGGAGACGGCGATCGCCCGCACGATCGACCAGGCGGTCTTCCTCGGCGTCAACAAGCCGGCCTCCCAGCCGACCGACATCTCCACCGCCGCCAACGCGGCGGGCAACAACATCGTCCGCGGTACCGCCACAGCCGCTGACGGCGGCCTGGCCAAGGACCTGTCGGACCTCGTGGGCAAGCTCGAGGACGACGGCTACGTCCCGGACGGCGGCATTGCCCGTACCGGCCTGCGCGGCATGATCCGTGGCCTCGGTGCCGCCCAGACCCAGGTGGTCTCGGCCGCGCTGCCGGGCTCGGTCACCCCCGACAACTGGTGGGGCGTCCCGATCCAGTACCCGATGAGGGGCCTGTGGCCGACGGGCGTCTCGACGGTCGAGGCGATCATCGGCGACTTCACCCAGCTCGTCATCGGAGTCCGCCGCGACTTCACGTACAAGCTGATCACCGAGGGCGTCATCACCGACAACGGGGCGCCGCCGGTCATCCAGTTCAACCTGCCGCAGCAGGACATGGTGGCCCTCCGTGTCACGTTCCGGCTCGGGTGGCAGATCGCGAACCCGATCAACTTCGACCAGCCGGTCGAGGCCAACCGGTACCCGTTCGCTCGGCTGATGCGGACCTCGACTGGCTGATGACGCGGATCGTCGTCCCAGCTCTGCACGAGGACAACGTGGCTGTCCGCTGTCTGCGCTCGGAGGGCATCGAGCCCTACGTCCGGGTGCTCTCAGCGCCGACCGACTACGCGCACCTGATGGCAGAGCTCTGGCAGGACGGCGAGACGTTCGTGATCGTCGAGGACGACATCGCACCGTGGCCGGGGGCGGTTGCGCAGATGTGCGACTGCCCCCGCTTCTGGTGCGGCTACTACTACACGCTGCCCGGGCGCTGGGACCCGGAGGACGACGGCCCGTACAAGAGCCTGTGGGGCACGACCGGTTGCTACAAGGTCACCGACGACGTCCTGCTGGCGGCACCGGACCTCTACAAGCGCTTCGAGCACCACACGTGGGACACGCTCGACGTCGGTCTGATCGCCGCCCTGAGGCACGTCATGGGCCTCGAGGCCTCCTCGAGCGAGGCGTCCTTCCACGTCCACGGACCGCCCGTGGCCCACGCAATGCACTACCGACCGGAGGCAACACATGGCCGAAGCCAAGCCCCCCGCGAAGCAGTCGTCTGAGACGAAGGTGGAGCGGACCAAGGAGCAGAAGAAGCTCGACGAACTCGGCGAGCACGTGACCGAAGGCGACGACGCCCAGGAAGCCGGCTACTGGGGCGTGCGCCCGACCGAGATCGACGACGCCGAGTACACACTGGCCACCGGCCCCGACGCCCCGTACGACGAGGAACTCGGAGCCATCTGATGTTCGCGCCTGGCGAGAAGGAGCGCTACGAGCAGTTCTTCGTGTCTCGGGGCAACCGGATCGCCAAGCGTGCTGAGCTCGAGACGGCGATGGCAGTGTCGGACCCCCAGCCATACATCGACGTCCAGGGGAACTTCGAGGCTCTGGTGCTGGATGCCAGCCAGCGTCGTCAGGCGCCAGAGCCCGAGTTCGAGGACAGCAAGGTCGTCAAGAACCACAACATCTGGTAGCGATGGCCGCCGGCGACGTCACGATCACGAGCAGTTCGCTGAAGATCTCCTTCAGCGTCGAGGCCGACCCGGTCGCGATCACGTGGGGGTGTCAGCTCGACGCTGTCGACGAGGTCGTCAAGCAGCCGGTCCCGGTCCCGTTCGACTACTCGATCGACCCGGTGGCGGCTGGCGACCACACGCTGATCGTCACGCAGTACGACGACCTGGACAGCGTCATCCAGACCCGCTCCGTCGACGTCACGGTCACCGACCCGGCCTCGATCCTGCAGCAGATCCGTCCCACGGTGCAGATGGTCGCCGACCTCGTCCGCACCCGTGTGGTCGGCGAAGGCGGCGGGATGGTGCCCCCCGACGACACCGACTTCAACCCGCCCGACTCC